GCCGGCTACAACCGCGCCGGCTACAACCGCGCCGGCTATGACTGCGACGGCTATGACCGCGACGGCTATGACCGCGCCGGCTATGACCGCGCCGGCTACAACCGCGCCGGCTACAACCGCGCCGGCTACAACCGCGCCGGCTATGACTGCGACGGCTATGACCGCGCCGGCTATGACTGCGACGGCTATGACCGCGCCGGCTATGACTGCGACTGGGTGCACAAAGACGAGTAAGAACGCTGTCACGCGAGCGGGCAGACGAGTCGGCTGGATACCGGCAGGTCGTAAGACCCAGAGTGAGTTTCTTGAACCGTAACTTCAGGAGAATTCCGACATGAACAAACAAAGCTCTCAGGTCCCCAGCTCGCTGGCGGCTTTTATCGAGAATCAAGAAGCCGAACACCTAGCCGCTGCGGGCGGCAGACTGGCATCTGCGCTAGACGACATCATGGCCGTGGCGGCCATTTGCCGCGACGCCTTGATCGGCAGAACCGCCTTTCCAGCGTTTGGCTTGCGAAATTTGCCGGCCCAGACAACACCCATCGTTGTCGAGTTCAATAATTCCGTCGTATCGGAATTCGGCGCGCCGTTGGAGTCAGAGGCCGCCGTGCGCGTAGCAAAGTCTGCCGCTTGCACTCGCCCAGCAGCTTGGGAAATAGGGTTGTCCGTGGCCTTGTGCAACGCCTACGCTTGCTGCGCTCTGCTCAGACACGGTAGCTTCGATCCGCGCGATCACGAACGTAGCCGCGTGGCAGAATTCGCCTACGTCGGCGCGCCGAACGACGCAGCGCTAGCAGCCCAGATCCACGATACGACGAGAAGGCGTATGCTGCGCGCGAGGGCCCATTACTTGGCGGCGTGGGTAGTAGCCAATCCCGAGGCTTCTTTGGCCGCAAAAATAGCTGCCGGCGATTCGTTCAGTCGCGGCTACGCGGAAGAGGTAGCGCGCCAGCTGCCTTCGCCGAAGAGTCTGACGCGGGCTACGGTCGCTCGGGCCCGTCAGGAAGCCGGCGTGAGCGTTGCTACCTTGGTCGCTCCGCAAAGAGGCGAAAACGTTAAATCATACCGAGACGGGCAGGACGCTGCTCGCAAATTGGAATTAAGATAGGGCTTCTGGTTCAACGCCAACAGGAGTTACAAATGAGCGCCGACAACAGACTGCTTCTTGAAAAGACCGTAGCTGCGCTGCGGGCCCACGACGTTGCGCAGCGCGCGCGCATCGCCAGTCTAGAAGAGCTGGCAGCTCATCAAGCCGATTTTCTGGAGCACTTGGCGCATTTCTTTCTCGAAGACGACTGCAAGGGTGTCCACGACAAGATCCAAGCTCAGCTGGCCAAGTATGTGATCGTCGTCAAGGGAGGGTTGCTGTGAACTACGGAGACGCTCAATCGTTGGCGCAGATTAGGAGCGAGCTTGCGGAATATCTGCGGCCCTTGCGCGTTGCTCTCCTATCCGGAAAGCAAGGGCCTGACGTTCCAACCGCGGTCGCTTGCGGGTACGTCTTCAAAGGCGTCCGCTTTTACAAAGCTCCTGGGCAAACAGGCTACGCCTGGCACCCATACTTCAAAGCTGAGTACCTGCCCGGCGAAGAAGGACGCTGGAACCCGGTACAGGGGCGGACTATTGACGACATAGCGTCTCAGATCTTCCATCGTCGAATCGCGCGCAAGGAAGACGGTAGTTGCGCCGCGGGTCTGGCGCCCCCTCAGATAGGTGTGAAATGACCAATCCTCTCCGGCCCTACACCGGCAAGTACAAGCCCCACATTGCGATGCGTAGCCGAGAAGGTCTGCCCGGGCACTACGTGTGCACAGTGGGCCCGTTCTTCGGCTCTGCTAGTACGCCTTCGTTGGCGTACCGAGCTTGCTTTGAATGCGCAGTGGGCGCGGCCTTGGAAGCCCGTAAGAAGCTGCGCAAGCGCAGCTGACGCTAGCCACCTGCTTTCGCGGCAGGTGAGCGGGGCCAGAATGACAACAAGTAGGAGGAAGACATTATCTTTGACGTTCTTGAGATCACCGCGCGGCTAATAGCGGCCGTATCGATTATCGCCGTATTTGCCGCAGCGACAATCGCTGCCTGCGTCATTGCCCTGCTAGGCTTCGTAGTCTTGCAGGCCGTTAATATCACCAAAAGGCTATTGCGCCTTTTGTAAGGGAGGTCCCATGGGCCGAGTCAGAACCATCCGCTCAGACTCGTCTGAGCCGCGCACCTACGGATCTACGCGGGCCGGTAGCTTAGCGCGCGGCGTTTGCCAATTCCTGGACAATAACCGGCACGAAGTTCTCACTGTGAACGACGTCCTGATTAAGTTTGGCCTGCGCACCTCGGCAACCGGTAAGGAGGTTTGCGACGACGAGCGTAGCGCGTTACGCAAACTCACGAAGTTGTTGAACGTAGGTTGGCTCTCCTACGACGAATTGCTGGACGAGGAGGGCCGCCCCGCCTATGGGCCCGGGCCGCGTATTCTCGACATGTCAGTGCCGTCTTCTCGGGAGTAGTCAGTGATTGTCGGCAAGCACGTATTTACTATTCACGAGCCCGGCGCTGGACTGAATGATTCTAATCCCGGTTCGTGGATTCGACTGGCGTGTTTTGCAGGAGGCTACTACAATAACAGTTACAGTCGCAGATCTGTCTGGGCAGGGCTGGCCTGCGACTGGAACGGAGTCACTTACAGCGCCGGGGTTGTAACCGGCTATCCTGACGCCGCGCTGCACCCGTATTTTTCCCGTGGTTATCACGCCAACGGTCGGAGTATTTTGTTTATACCAAGAACGCGACGTAACGCACCAGCTGTTCATTGCGCTTCGTACAAACATGTTTCGTTGCTGGAGTTTTTGTGTAACTTACTCAAGGAGTCATCATGAACGACAGTTTGTCCGAAATACTGAAAAGCGCCCGCAAGTTGGTTCAGCTACTGGAGGGCCAGCGCAAGGCGGTCTTGGATAGCGGTTCTGCCGACTTGGAAGTTTGTTGGGCCCGCGCCATGACTGAGACGTGGCAGGCTATTCCTGAGTCAGTGCGTTTGCGTTCGACGGCTTGCAACGACCCGCTTGCCCCTACCGACACCGAGCGCCGCTTGCCCTGTGCGGTGCGTTTGCTCGCCGAAATGTCCTTGGTAGGGGGTGGGTTTGTGCGGGAAAAGGCCACCGGCGACGTGTACTTGGACTTGGGGGCAGTTTACGCACCCGACGAGCATTGGCAGGGACGCGCGGTGCGCATCTACGCGTCTGCGCTCAACGGACGCGCGGCTGAAGAGGGCTACCCCTTGGTGCTTCGTTGGAGCGAATTCAAGATTCGTTTTGCGCCCGTTTCCGAACCCTTCCGGCCCGTTGACACTATCAAAGGAGTTTGATCATGCCCCTACCAGCCTCAGCCACCCACGTCGCCAAAGAGCCCATGAAGGCGTCTGACCTGCGCGGCAACCTTGGTACGCTGACTTTCCCGGTCTTCGTCAGCCCCAAGATGGACGGCATCAGGGCCGTCACGTCGCGCGAGTGCGTGGTAAGCAAATCTCTCAGGCCCATACCTAACGTTCATGTGCAGCGTTGCTTGGCGAGCTACCACAAGGGCTTAGACGGCGAGCTGATTGTGGGGGAACCCACAGACGATCCCTACCGCAGGTCTATGTCAGGCATCATGAGCATCGACGGCGAACCCAATTTCACGTTTTGGGTGTTCGACAATCAAGCGTGCCCGGGAGGATTCAACGAGAGGTTCGCCAGTCTGCGGGAGTTCACTTCGGGCAGACAACGTGGCTTCGTTCGCGTCGTACCTCACTACTTGGCCCGCAACATCAAGGAACTGGAGAACTACGAAGAGCGGTTCATCGGCGATGGCTACGAAGGCGCCATGCTGCGCAAGCCCTCGGGCCTCTACAAGCACGGCCGCTCCACCGTCAACGAGGGCTACCTGCTCAAGCTCAAGCGGTTCCAAGATGGGGAGGCCCGCATTTTTGCTTACTCGGCACTGGAGAAGAATAACAACGCAGTCAAGCAAGATGCGTTCGGCCGCACGGAGCGAAGCAGCCACAAAGCCGGCAAGGAAACTCAGCAGGCACTCGGCTCTGTGACAGTCGTGGGTCTGCGCGGTTCTGACTACGGCGGGGTAGAGTTCAATGTAGGCGCCGGCTTCAAGGAACGGGAACGCCTTGAGTTGTGGGAAGCGCGCGAATCGTTGCCAGGCCGGATAATCAAGTTCCGCTACTTCCCCACTGGCGCGAAAGACAAGCCGCGCTTTCCTACGTTCTTGGGTTTCCGCGCCGAAGGGGACATGTAATGAAGTTCGCGTCTGGCAAGCATCCGCGTTTCGTAGTTTCTGCAACGTCGTTCATGGCTCAGTCCATAGCTGCCGACTCTCTTATGGCTGGAGTTATCAAAAGACTTGAGACCAAGTTGGCGAACGACGGCTTGCTCAAGATCGCGGCGGGTCATGATTGGTCCGAGTGGGTGGTCGAGGCTAACCTGTCTCAATTGGAATTGAGTATGTTGGCGACTCGCCATGAGCCGGTAAGCCAGTATTTGCCGCGACCCGCTTCGTCAGACAAGATAAGCATGTGCGTAGCTAACTCAGACGGTACTCCGAGGGAGAGTTGAATCATGATCTCTACATTTTCTACAGAAAAGATGCGCTTTGACCCTACTGGCGGCTACGTTCAGAGGTTCTTGCGCTTGCCCAGCGTTCAGCAAATCGCAATAGTGCGCGCCGAAGTGGAGTGCGACAAGGCTTGGAGAGCGGCGTACGCGGCCAGGGCTCACGGCGCGGCCTCGTTGGGGGTGGCGGGAGCGCTCGATTTGGTTTACTCGTTGGCCCAAGCCAAAGTGGTTCAGCTGCGTCGCGCCCTGGTCTGGAAAGGATTCAGGCAAGCGTAGGCTTGAACGAAATAGACGTTCAGACGTCATTCGGCTAGAGTATTCGATTACTCTGTAAACTCTGTGGCTTAGTAAGGAACCAAGGTGCCCGTAACCACCAAACGCGTAGCCGCGAAAAATACCCCTGTGGGGGTGAAAACCGCTAAGAAGACCGTTGTCAAGACGGTTCCTGCGCCCGATCAGAAAGTTTCAGCCGTCAAACTTCCCAAGTCCTTGGCTGAGTGCGCAGACCTCTTGTACAAGACTCGCGCCGAACGGCTTAAGCTGCAACAGGAAGCTGACAAGTTGGAGGCCACTGAGTCCGCTATCAAGCAGATGCTTATCAAGCAACTTCCAAAGAAGAAAGCATCTAGCATTGGCGGAGTCGTAGCTATGGCGTCGTTGAACAAGAAGACGGTGCCCAGCGTCAAAGATTGGAGTGCTTTGTACAAGTACATCGTCAAGACGTACCCCAAGGACCCCGGCGTGTTCTCTCTACTGGGCCGGTCCGTGGGTAAGGCCGCGGTAGAAGAGATTTGGAAGTCTGGCAAGGCAGTTCCCGGCGTGGAGGCGTTCGAAACCGTCACGGTCAGCTGCACCAAGCTCGGGGATTCGTGATGGCCGCCCTTCGAGTGCTTCCCTACGCGGGGCCGTTTGACACAGTCAAAACAGAAGACCCAGTCATACGCAGAGCTTTGCCGGTTAGGTTGTTCTGCACCCACTTTGTTCGCGGCTGGCACATCCGCGTGGACCATAGAACTGGGACGGGCAGCTTTGCGGACAAATTCGAAGGCACTGTGTGCTGCGCGTGCGGTGCCATCCTTCGTGAGCGCCAGATGCTGTGAGCGAGCCCCTTATGACGTTCGAAGAGCTGAGGTGCCTCAAGGAGGATGGTCCGGTGAACGTCTTCATGCTGGACCACGATCCAGAATCGGCGGCCAAGGCTCACGTCGACAGACACGTGATCAAAATGATCGTGGAATCGGCGCAGCTCCTTTCGTCCGCCTGGCATTGCTTGTCTAACGACTATTGGGACCCACTGCCTGACGACGAAGCAGACGACCCGCCAGAGACTATCACGCCTTGGGTTCGCCAAGTAGTGTACGCCCCTGGAAGGCCGCAGCCGCGCCTGAAGTCTGCTTCGGGCGAAGTCTTCTTCGCACATTGGGAGCTGTTTGGCCAACGTATTTACACCAAGACTCACGCCGACCACCCCGCCGCAACGTGGGTACGCTCGCTTGGAGGCAACTACCGATGGTTGTGGCGGTTGGCAGTGGCCCTGTGCGACGAGTACAAGTACCGCTACGGTCGCGCTCACGCCACTCTCCCCGTCCTTTGGACCTTGGAAGCGCCCCCGCCCCCGCTGGTAGAGTCCTTGGAGTCTTGGACAGAAGTCCCGCCCGTCGTGCCGGAAGAATGCCGGGTGGAGCAGGGCGGCTACTACGACACCGTTGCCAGCTACAGAATGTACTACGCCGACAAGAAGCGGGACCTGCACGCTTGGACCAAGCGCGGCCCGCCCATTTGGTTGTAGCCCTCGCTTAAGGAGCAGACGCATGTTTGACCTGTACTTGTATTTTCAGCTTGTTTGGCTTGGCGTAGTGCTGGGGTACTACGAACGGGCCTATTCGTTTTTGGTGGCTCACGGCCGGGCTACTTCCCAAGACGCCTTGGAAGTAGCTTGGAGTATTGTTCATGTGAAGGACGCGCGCCGTATGTGCAAGCGGCGTTTGCGCAATCGTCTGCACGTCTGATAGGAATCAACCATGCCAGTTTCGTCTAAGAAAGTAGCGGCCAAGAAGGTCGCAACGAGCAAACCCGCCGGCAAGCCCGCGGCCAAGAAGGTGACAACCACAGCTTTGGTGCCGTGGGCAGAGGAAATGAAGGCCAAGGCGAAGATCGCTGCAGAAGCAGAAAAGATCCAGCAACTGACCAAGAAGATCGGCACACGCGGCGGCATCCTGACCGTGGATGACGAAGCTGTGGAGGGCAACGAGCTTTCGGCCGTGGTGCTGGTGGCTGTGCACGAAAACCAGTACTACAAGGAGCGATTCGATCCGAAGAACCCGACCGTGCCCAACTGTTACTCGTTTGGCGACCCCGCTTCGGCTGATCCGGAGCCCGCGATGGCGCCGCACGACGAAGCGGAAGACAAGCAGGGCGACGACGACGGACTGTGCGCCAACTGCTGGGCTAACCAATGGAAGTCGGCCGACGAGGGCAACGGCAAGGCGTGCAAGAACATCCGCAGGCTCGCCCTGATCACTCCTGACGCGCTGGAGTCAGCGGAAGACTTGGAGTCCGCGGAAGTGCGTATGCTGAACGTGCCGGTCATGTCCACGCGCAACTGGTCCAAGTTCGTTCACAAGATGGCCGAGATGGAGCGCCCCTATTGGACCGTCGTGTGCAAGATCAAGTTGGTACCAGACGAAGCAAGCCAGTTTCGCATTGAATTCAGCTTCGATGAATTGATCAACTTCGATTCAGACACGTGGTTGGCTATGCAGTCTAAGATCACCGAAGTGTCCAAGTCCATAGTGGCGCCGTACCCCAAGCAAGCAGACCTGAACGCTGAACGGCCCGTGCGCCCCCAGGGCAGGCTGGCACAGAAGATGGCTCAAAGATCGGTTGTTGTCAAGAAAGCGGCAAAGACTCTGGGGGCGAAGAGCAACAAGAAGTTCTAACAACTGGCCCGCTAAGTGCGGGCTTTCTTCCGTAAAGGAGCCGACATGCCAAAAGAGACGTACATATCAAGGCCAGGAGTCGTCCTGGCTACCGGTGCGGGGTAGCCGTGATCATACCCAAGCCAATCGTCATCGACTTTGAAACGGCGGCCATAGAGCCGCGCCCGGAGTACCCACCCAAGCCGGTGGGATTCAGCATAAAGCGCCCAGGGGACAAGAAGAGCAAGTATTACGCGTGGGGGCACCCAACTAAGAACAATACGTCCAAGGCCGACGCCCAACGTGTGTTGCATGACGCCTGGAAGAGCGGCAGTGACTTGCTATTTCATCACGGCAAGTTTGACGTTGACGTCGCGCAGGTCCACATGGGACTGGCGAGCGTTCCTCTGGACCCGATCAAGATCCACGACACCCAGTTCCTGCTCTTTCTGCTCGACCCCCATAGTTGGTCGCTCGGTCTCAAGCCCATGGCCGAGAAGTTCCTAGGACTGCCGCCAGACGAACAAGCCAGCGTGCGGGACTGGCTCATAGAGCATCAAAGGGAGCTGAAAGCTGACGGCTTGCTGCCGGCCAACGTGCGCATCACCGCGGGCAACTTCGGGGCGTGGATCAGTTTGGCGCCTGGAGACTTAGTTGGAACCTACGCGGACGGGGACGTATTACGCACCGACAAGTTGTTCAAGATGACCTATAAGATGGTCAGCGATGCTGGCATGCTGGAGGCGTATCAGCGCGAGCAACGCCTCATGCCTATCTTGTTGCAGAACGAACGCGAGGGCATGCGCTGCGACGTCGTGGGCTTGGAGCGGGACTTACCCCTGTACGAGTGTGCAGTGGCAGCTGCGGAAGCGTGGCTGCGCAAGAAGCTGAAGGCTCCTGACCTGGACTTCGAGAAGGACCGGGAGGTAGCCAACGCCCTGGAGTCGTCCGGTGTAGTAACAGAGTGGTCCTACACCAAGACAGGCTTGAAGTCAATAAACAAGAAATCTCTCAAGGCCGAGCACTACCACAACCAGCAGGTCTTTCAGGTTCTGGGCTATAGGTCCAAGGCGTCGAACTGTCTGCAGACTTTGTTTCGTCCTTGGATAGACACCGCGTCCCGCACCGGAGGCATTTTGCACTCTGGCTGGAACCAAACCCGCAACGATAGGGACGCTGGCGCGCGTACGGGGCGTCTGAGTAGTAGCCCCAACTTCATGGCGGTGGCGAAGGACTTCGAGGACAAAGGCGACGGTTGGTCCCACCCCGCCTTCCTCAAATCGTTGCCCCACCTGCCGCTCATGCGCAAGTACATGCTGCCGGACTCCCCCAAACACTGGTGGGGTAGGCGGGATTACAACCAGCAAGAACTGCGCATTCTGGCCCACTTCGAAGATGGCGAGTTACTCGAAGCGTACCGCGCCAACCCCCGCCTAGATGTGCACAAGTTCGTGCAGGAGGCCATCAAGGAGTTGCTCGGGATAGACCTGCCCCGCACCCCCATTAAGACGCTGAACTTCGGTCTGATCTACGGCCAGGGGGTCGGGTCCATGGCCGAAAAACTGGGCCGCACGGTGGAGGAAGTGGCGTCATTTCGACAAGCTCAGTTCTCTGCGCTGCCGGGGCTCAAGTCTCTTGATAAAAGCACCAAGAAACGCGGCAAGGACGGTGAGTGCATTACCACATGGGGCGGGCGCCAATACTTCGCCGAAGAGCCCAAGATGATCGACGGTTGGTACAGGACGTTTGAATACAAATTGCTGAATTACCTGATTCAAGGGAGCGCAGCGGATTGTTGCAAGGAAGCCTTGATCAGATTCAACAGTCTACCCGGTAAGGACTCTAGATTTGTAGTCACGGTGCACGATGAAATCAACATCAGCGCCGCCAAGGGCGCGTTCAAGAAGGAAATGCTGAAGCTCAGGGAGTGCATGCAGTCGGTCGAGTTCGATTTGCCCATGCTGTCGGACGCAGAGTTTGGCCCCAGCTGGGGCGCGATGGAGGCGCTGAAGGAACCGGCCGCATCCAAATTGACACCATTCGCTTAGGAGCCGTTGTGGCAACCAAGGTCATTCCGATTAAACAGTTTTCGTCCTGGAGTTGGAGCCGCTACCAAGATTGGGTTAAGTGCCCGCTCAAGGCCAAGCTCAAGCATATAGACAAGCTCAGGGAGCCCTCCAACGACGCTATGGAGCGGGGCACCAACATACACAAAATGGCGGAGAATTACGTGCTCGGCAATCTCAGGACGCTACCAACTGAGCTGCGGGCATTCAAGGAAGAGTTCGCCAAGCTGAAGAAGCTCTACAAGACCAAAAAGCTGCCGCTATCCGTGGAGGGCGATCTTGCGTTTACCAAAGATTGGGACTCTACAGCGTGGAACGACTGGCAAGGTGCGTGGGTGCGCATCAAGATAGATTGCGAGCATTTCGAGGCGCCTAACTTGCTGGTCGTGACCGACTACAAAACAGGCAAGATGGACGAACGCAACACGGCTGAGTACATGCTTCAGTTGCAGCTGTACGCGGTCAGCGGCCTTGTGCGCTTTTCGCATATCAAGGACATAGTGGTGCAGCCCCGCATCTTGTACCTAGACCACGGCGTGGAGTTTCCGCCCGCGGGTGAGCAAGTGCAGTACACTTTGAAGGATCTCAAGGGCTTGATCAAGGACTGGGGTAAGCGCGTGGCGCCCATGTTTGCGGATAAGCGATTTGCGCCCAAGCCTAACTACGGCTGCAAGTGGTGTTTTTTCAGCAAGGCTAAGAACGGCAATTGTAAGTTCTAAGGAGCTACAGCATGGAAACAGAAGTACGCAAGATCCACGTGATGTGCGACTTGGAGACGTTGGGCAAAGCTCCGGGCTGTAAGATCGTCAGCATAGGGGCCGTGGAGTTTTCCAGCGCAGGCCTGGGCCACGAGTTCTACATGGAGGTTACCCGCGACTTCCAAGGAACGTTGAACGAGGATCCCTCCACGCTTGAGTGGTGGGCTGCCCAGCCCTCTGAAGTTCGCGATCGTTTGTTCGAACACGATGCGCGGCGGCCGTTCTTGTCCAGCGCGTTGTTTGACTTCAACGAATGGCTAGTCAGTTTGTCAACTCAATCCCAGGGGGGCCCAGCGGAGATAGCCTTGTGGGGCAATGGCGCCACTTTCGACAACAGCATATTGAGGTATGCCTACACGGCAGTGGGCGGCCCCAAGGAACCTGCGTGGCCGTGGTTCAATGATTTTTGCTACCGCACCCTGAAGAACCTCCGTCTTGACGTACAGTTGGAGCGGACATCCCCCAAGCACCACGCGCTGTGCGACGCCAAGTACCAAGCGTTGCACGCCATAGAACTGATGAAGGCGATCGGGGTATGGGTGTAGTAGGTCGCTGGGTAGTCGGAGCAGGGACGGTAGTGGCCGAAGCCTCCTTGCACGACGTGGGCGCGGACGAGTTGTCGGCGTTCGGCAGGGCAGGCGCGAAGTTGGTCGAGCTGACGGACGTACACGCCCATCCGTTCTGCCGCGGTAAAGGATGGTCTAGATTGGCCGTAGAAGCCGCTATGGAGTATGCCGACAAGAGGGATTGGGACGTGTATTTGCGGGTCTGCGTCTACGGCACCGTTGGAAAGAGGGTGCCTCGTCTTACGACAACCCAACTAGCAGCTTTTTACACCTCGTTGGGTTTCAAGCCTGTCGGACCGTCGTTGGAGCTACAAATGGTCAGACGGCAGCCATGACTCGCGACGAGCGGAAGATAGAAGATTGGGTTATGCAAAAGGCTTGGGACCTTTACGGAGTGCCCAGTATTAAGCTCAACGTCTCCGGCAATACAGGATGGCAGGATGTGCTGTTCGTACTGTTCAGCGGCAAGACGCTCTGGGTGGAGTTCAAACAACCAGGCGCAGGTCTGGACCCCAAGCAAAAGCTACAACGCAAGGTGTTGAAGTATCGTGGCCACAACGTCCAAACGCACACAGATCGTCTCAGAGCCCTCGAAGCCGTCGAGTGTGCCCTGGAAGCCTCTCGCCTACATGAAGAAGGCGGTCAAGTTCCTGCTCGAACACGGCGCAGGGGGCCTCCTTCTTGACCCTGGGATGTGTAAGACCAGCATCACGCTGGCGGCTTTCAAGATACTGAAGACCGAAGGCATGAGCCGCGGCATGGTCGTCTTCTGCCCCCTGTACCCCGCCCATACTACTTGGCCCAACGAGGTACGCAAGTGGAGCGACTTCAACGAATTAGACATTGTCGTGTTGCACGGCCCCAAGAAGGACCGGCTGGTGCGCGAAAAGCACGACATATACATGATCAACTACGAAGCCATACCGTGGTTGTTCAACAGGGCGAAGGTAGGCAAGGCGTGGAAGTATTTCATCACGGATGCTGGCAAGGAGCTGCTCAAGAACGTTGACATGGTTGTGTTTGATGAACTGCACAACATGAAGAACAGCGACACCTTGCGCTTCGCTCTGATCAAGCCGTGGCTGGACAAGTTTCTGCGCCGCTGGGGGCTGACGGGCTCCCCCGCCAGCAACGGTCTGCTTGACCTGTTTGGGCAGTGCTACGTCTTGGACGGCGGGCGGACTTTGGGCAAGTATGTCACGCACTACAAGTCTGAATACTTCGTCGCGTTGGACCAGAACGGGTGGAACTGGGCTCTGCAGAAGGGGGCCGAAAAGCGCATTTACGACAGACTCAAGCCGTTGATGCTTCGTCTGGACGCAGAAGACTACATCAAGTTGCCGCGCCAAATGGACCACTACATCAAGTTTGACTTGCCTGACAAGGTGCGAAAAACTTACGATGAAATGGAAAAGGAGCTGTTGACCACCTTGGACGCTCAACTCATAGTGGCGCCCAACAAGGGGTCAGCCGTGACCAAGTGCAGACAGATCTGCTCTGGCGCCCTCTACACCCCCACCAGGGACCCGATCACAGGTATCGGCGAAAGTTCGTCGGGCAAGGATCGTCCATGGCAGCTCGTGCACGACTGTAAGATAGAGCTGATCAAATCGTTGGCGGAAGAGCTGCAAGGTAAGCAGTTGTTGGTGGCGTATGAGTACAACCACGATCTGGCGCGGCTGCTTAAAGCCTTTCCCAATACGCCGTACATTGGCAGCGGCGTGCCGTTGAAAAAGGGCGTAGCCATCGAGGCGGCATGGAACAGAGGGGAGATACCTCTGCTGTTCGGTCAACCGGCATCCATCGGCGTAGGGCTGAATCTCCAAGGTAGCAACGCGTGCCACATTGCTTGGTTCACCATCACTTGGAACCAGCTGCACTACGATCAGTTGAATCGGCGCTTGCGGCGAACGGGGAGCGGCGCTGAAATCGTCCACGTCTACCATCTAGCGGCCAAAAATACCGTGGAGGAAAGCGTGGTGGCGTCTTTGCGCACTAAGTGGAAGACCCAGATGGACCTCTTCAACGCGATCAAGACGAAAAAGCGGCTTTCATAGCCTTTCCCAATGGACCTATGGATAGCCTGTAGGTCCGCCATAGTGAAGTTCTATGGCGCGCGCTCATAGTTGAGTTTATAGTCTCTACATCGAAACACCGTAACGAACCGAAGGAGCTGAAAATGGCCCACTCTGAATTCAGTCAAGTTCTGTTGCTCGAACGTTGCGTGAAGCTCCTCTTTATCATGCGCAACCATCACGGCGGCAGGTTTGAACTTCATCGCGCAATCGGCGCCTTGAGGCTCGCTCGATCGGCTCGCCACGTCTGACCTCTATCATGGACGAGCCTGTCGTATGCCGCGAAGTCGGCACCAGCTACACCTGCATTCGTACGTCTGTTAGTGCCACCCATACAACGTACGTCACCATGGCCGATCTCAGAGTGGATCGTCTGAGCAATAAGGAATTCGCCCAACATTGGAAACCTTACGAAGTCTACCCCGTAGGGCGTGCGGCTCAGGTATACTTGGGCGCAGGTCAATACCGTGAAATTGACCCCCAGGTCAAAAAGCTCCTTGAGCAGATCCTGAGCAACCCGGCAACACCAGTAGAGCTTGATCCCGTCGTTTTTCCATCTTCAACTTCTCACCAGAAGGAAACTGTCATGTCTGAAGCGCAAACCGCCGCTGCGTCCGAAACCAAGACCTCCAAGGTCAAGAACGCCCCCGCGGCGAAGAAGGCAGCGAAGTCCGCCCCGGGCAAGCAAGCTGTCGCTGCAAAGAAGCCCGCAAAGAAAGCTGCCCCGGCCCCCGCGGCGAAGAAGGCAGCGAAGTCCGCCCCGGGCAAGCAAGCTGTCGCTGCGGTGGCGCAGACTCTGACCAAGGGCTCTGCCAAGCAGACCGAAGCCGCCAAGAAGCCTCTGGGGCGGCCGGTGAGCAACGAAAAGCTCAAGGTCCTGGACCCGGAAGCCCCTCGCCGCGGCGCCACCGCCGACTTCGTGACCGCAGCCGTTAAGCTCAAGACCTTCACGCGTCAAGAGCTGGCCGACGCCATGATCAAGGCCGGCTACGAAGAAAAGGCCGCCCGGATCAAGGTCGCGGACATGGTGTACTTCGAAGTCATCGGCCCAGCCAAGTAAGCCGTGACTCTGTCCATCGTCGAATTCGGCGATGCATTGCTGCGTACGGGGGACCTGGACCCCGCGTACGCAGCAATCGCCGCTTGTGGGTTGGACGAGCCCACCCTTCACCGCCTGTGCCTTGCGTACTGGTGCTTCTACCACCTAGGAGTCGCGGCCCGTCTGGCCGAGTATAAGACCCCCGCTGTGTTTTGGTCCTGGATGGCCGAAGCCGCTGCGAACAAGGACCTGTCTTGGCCCCGCGGATCGGAGCGGCGGCACTTCCGGGCGGAAGCCGCGAAGTCTTCCGTGCGGGACTTGATGAGTCGGTACAAAACGGCAACTGACGCGGTTTATGGCATGATCGATTGCCCCATACCTATCGGCCAAAAGTCGGTTCAGTTCGCCAGCGTGACAGCCAAAGTTGAGTCTCACACTGGGTTCGGCCCGTGGATGGGGTTCAAAATCGCGGACATGGCGGAGCGCGTGCTTGGCGGTCACGTGGACTTCTCCAACTGTCAGTTGAAGATGTTCAAGGATCCGCGGCAAGGGGCCTCTCTGGCGTACTTCCTGGACCACGTAGAGCCCAAACAACTCAAGCTGCTGGGTGATCCCAGGCCGTGGGAGTTCCCCGCGACGGACGCCCAAATCACCGCCACTGTTGACAAGTACGTCGCGTTGTGGCGCAAGAAGCGCGCAAAGGCCCCGCCCGCGAAAGATCGGCTGGTCAATATCCAGGAAATCGAGACCATTTTCTGCAAGTACAAGTCCCACTACAAGGGCCACTATCCGATAGGCAAGGACACGCACGAAATTGGCAAGGCGCTGGAAGGTTGGGGCGACCTCGCGCGGCAACTCAAGAAAGGACTGCCAAGTGGCGCGTAAGCACAACATCGTCATCGTCGGCGCGGGCCTCTTCGGCTCGATAGCTGCGCGCTTGGCCAGGGACGCGGGCCACACTGTCACGGTCATCGACGCCAACTTGCCGTTCGCAGCCAGCAAGGCGTCCGGTTGCGTCCTGGCGCCGTCTTGGCTCAATAGCATGGAGCGCAGTCAGATCGACACGTCGTTGGCCATCCTGGACGAATTGTACGGGCTCATTCCGTTGGAGCTGCACTCCAATCTCGGCAAGGTGTTCAAGGCGCAGCGCGTGAACCTGAGCGACGTACTTGTCAAGCCAGACCTGGAATTGATAGTGGACGGTGTGACTGACGGCGTGGTGCCCACGCCAGCTGGCAAGTACCGCGGCAAGGTGCTCGTGGCTGCAGGGGTCAAGTCGTTTGAGTTGTTGTCGCTGAGTAGCTTCCCGGGAGACTTGCCGCGGATGAAAGCTCTTTGGGGCGCTTCATTGACGTTCAACACGCAGTTGAAGAAGTCTGCTGCGCGCCTTCACGTCTACGCTCCTTACAAGCAGGCCGTCGCGTTCAACAATGGCTCGAAGCATGTGTGGATGGGGGACGGTACTTCGTTGGTTGAGGCTACTTGGGCCAAGCAACAAGAAGGCCGGGTGCTTGACACTATGCGCAGGGCCAAATCTCTTTTCGGCTTGCCGGCAGTACCTCCGGTGGTGAACGTCGGCGCCCGTCCGTGCGTGGAGGGCTACAAGGCCGGGTTTTTCGGCCGCCTGGGTCCACACACGTGGGTATCCACCGGCGGCGCGAAGAACGGGACCGTTTTGGCTGCATGGCAGGCTTACCAATTCTTGCAGGAGCTGAAATGACGTTTGACGAGTTCTGCGGGCAGTTCACACTGACTGCCGAAGAGCGCGCTGCTTTGGTGTGGCACTTGGCTGGCCTTCGTTTCCGCAAGACGCTGGAGGCCCTGTTGTGACAGTAGTCAACCTACGCGGTACGCACGGTGCCGGCAAGAGCACGGTGATTCAACGCATCTTGAGGGAGTTCCCCCGTAAAGAGCTGATAGGCGAAGACGGCAAACTTTGGGGCTACTTGGTCACTTTGCCTTCGCGCGAACCGCTCGCCATCGTCGGCCCGTACCGCACCGCCTGCGGGGGTTGCGACGCCCTTCAGCCCTATAGCCGCATATGGCCGTTGGTGGACTACGCCGCCAAGCAAGCCTGGCACGTGCTCTTCGAGGGCGCGTTGGTCAGTTGCTCCTACGGTTCAATCGGCACGTCGTCTGAGGGCTACGGCGAGCGGTTCATTTTTGCCACCCTCGATACGCCTCTTGAGACTTGCATACAAAGGGTGAACCAACGTCGCGCTGCGAAAGGCAAAGGGCCCCTCGAAGATACCAAAAACATCGAGGGCAAGTTCAAGAGCGTGCTCAGTTCTCACAAGAAAGCCGAGGAACTAGGCCGGCGCGTGTTCACGGTTCGGCACTCCAAGCCTACCCTGGACGTTCTGTCTTTGTTTGGAATCAAACTGGCGAAGGAGCCAAGTGATTGAACCTTTCAAGATCATTGACACTGACAACTTCGGCGATGACTACCCGGATGAAAAGTTGATCGCCGACAACATACAGTCGTGGGCCCACGCCGACGCCATGTGCCAAGCCCTGAACGCTAAGTTCAGCGGTAAGCGGGCCCGTCGTTGCTACGAAATCAAGCCCGCTAGCTACGTCTTGCTGCCTGGATTTGAGCCATGAGCGCGGCTTACGAACAAGGTCTGTATCGTTTTCTCGCCTACATGGGCAAACGGCACAGTATTTACTTGATGCGGCAGGAAGGCGCCGTCGCGCCTTGGACTTCAGACCCAATTCTGAAAGAATTCAGATTCTGCAACGTGTATCGCGAGCTGGACACCGTGACGATCTGGATTCGCGACCACATTCGCGAGCCGTTCGCGAATCACCAGCACCTTTGGTTCATGCTTTGTATAGCGCGTCGCATCAACCACCCACCCACGTTGGCGGAACTTATCGCAGACAAGAAGGCGTGGCCCGGTTCCGGGGCGTGGGATTGGGCCCGGACGGCCAAGATCCTAGACGACAGGACGGCGCGAGGCGAGCAGGTCTACACCGGCGCGTACATGATCACTGCTGAGACAGGCCCTGAGCATATCGGCAAGACCAAGTCAGTGACTACGGCCCGTAGCAATTTGTTGCCTCTTTGGCGCAAGGCGCAAGAGATAGAACCGCAGCTGCACGGCACCTTGCAGGAAGCCTACGAAGCCATCCTGGGGCAGGGATTTGCTTGGGGCCCTTTCATGACGTACGAAGTCGTGAGCGACCTGCGCCACACCCGCTACCTCAAGAACGCCAAGGACATCAGTACGTGGGCCAACGCAGGTCCCGGCGCGTTGCGCGGTCTGAACCGCTTGCACGGCCGCCCCGTCAAGAGCGGCTTGACCGAATCCATGGCGTTGAGCGAAATGCGACAGTTGCTGAATGACGTAGTCAAGCAATGGCCGAGGGCTTCGAAGAAATACCCGCGCTTGGAAATGCGCGAGATTGAACACACACTCTGCGAATTCGACAAGTATGAAAGAGTGCGCCTCGGGGAGGGGCGCCCGCGTTCCAAGTACCACCCCGCCGTCTGAGGATCAACCCGACTATGTACACTATCACCGCATCGGCTCCCGACTTCGCCTTGGAGGCGGGTCTTTGGTATTTGAAGACCTCTGGCGTCGTCTGCGAAAGCCGCAACGGACGAGTCCTTCGCGCCCCCGGTCCTGTCTGCACCGTATGGGCGGACCCGCGGCAGCGCGTGTCCTTCTCTCCGCTGCGCGACGCCAATCCGTTCTTTCACCTCTTCGAAGCCATCTGGATGCTGGCTGGTCGCAACGACGCTGCGTCTTTGCTCCCGTACAATTCTCACATGGCGACGTTCGCTGAAGGCGGCCAGTTCTGGGGTGCGTACGGCAATCGCTGGCGCAAGTTCTTCGGCTTCGACCAGCTCACGCACATAATCGAACGGCTGAAGGTCAATCCGTCCGATCGTCGCTTGGTGCTGTCCATGTGGGCGCCGAACGGGGACCTGATTCCGGCTGGCGGTCTGCGAGGCGGCGCCAGTAGTAAGGACGTACCGTGCAATACCGCCGTCTACTTCGATGCGTCTCTGGGCAAGCTGGACATGACAGTGACGAATCGCTCCAACGATATCGTCTGGGGCGCGTACGGCGCCAACGTCGTCCATATGAGCTTCCTCCATGAGTTCGTTGCGGCCGCCGCTGGCGTCCCTCTCGGGACTTACTACCAATTCAGTAACAACTACCACGCTTACATTGACCGCCCCGACGTGCAGAAGTTGATCGACACACAGCGGGATCGCTCTTCATGGTCCGTCAACTTCCAACCAGGCAACCGTCTGCGTACGAGTAGTCACACGTTGATGGGACAGGGCGAAGACTATGTCAGCTTTTTGGTTGACGCTGAGACCTTCCTGGAAGCTGATGAAGACTGGGCGCCGGCCACGGCGTTCTTTCGGTCCGTTGCGGTCCCGCTGAAACAGGCCCACGCAGCGTGGCGGGAAGGCGATTACGGCGGCGCTCTCTCCAGGTGTAGGGATTGCCAGTCAGAAGATTGGCGCTACGCAGCCGTCGAGTGGTTGTGCCGCCGTCTTCGCGCTCGGGGCGCGAAGGGCGACGAGGCTGCGACCCAGGCCGTGTCGCAAATCCCCAACGTCTTTGGAGGCTGACGTGGTAGATGTAGATTCAAACAATCGTAAGGCGCGGTCGCTGAGTCCTGCGGACGAGCGTTTCCTGGACGCGGTGGTGCGGTCAGGCCGCGTCAAGCGGTGGCACAACCGCAGTACGCTGCACACGCAAACCGTGGGCGAGCACACTTACAACGTCCTGTGGATCTTGATTCACATTACAGACAACAAAGTGTCTCCTGACTTGTTGCGCGCAGCGCTGGCGCACGACATGCCGGAGTACGCTACAGGCGACGTTCCGAAGCATGTCAAAGACCTGCCGGGCGTTCGCCAAGCCCTGGAGGCACAAGAGCGGGTTGTATTCGAGCAACTAGGGCTGTCGTCTTTTCAAGAATCTAATCTGACCGGAACTGACCAGATTCTGCTTAAATGGGCGGATGGCCTGGACGGCGCTCTGTTTTGCGCGTGGGAGCTGAAAATGGGCAACAAGTTGCTCCGCAATCCGTTTGAAAATTACCTGGGCTATCTGAGCGTTCTCAAAATGAAGGGCGGCTTGGACCTGCCCAAGGCGTTCGCTATCTTGGCGCATCTTGACGAGGTTTGGCATGACGAATTCAACCCCTTCTGACCCCTCCAACTCCTACCAGGTAGGTGGGACCCACTACCAGTCGGCACTGCAGCACTGGGACTTTGTGGCTGCGTACGGCCTGGACTACTTTCAGGGGGTAGCCACGAAGTACATCACACGTTGGCGCAACAAGAACGGCTTGGAAGATCTCAAGAAAGCCCAGCACTACTTGCGCAAGCGTATCGAACTGACAACGGTCTTGCCCATGTACATTCGGACGCACTTCGAACCGCAACCGAGCACGTCAATAGCCGAGTTCTGCAAGGCCAACTGTCTGGGACTGAACGAGACGGACTTGGTGGCCCTCATTACCGAAGGCCAGTTGCATAAGGCTTTGGAGCAGCTCACAGCGTTCATAGCCTACGTAGAGCGCCAGGCTGCCAAAGGAGGCGCGCAATGACTTACGACGTTTCAGTACTCAACGTGGCGGTAGTTGGAGGCGCTGGGGCGCTGGGGCGTGAGCTGATTTCTTGGATCCGCGGGGAGAGGGTGAATGTGATTGTGGTTGACGATTCTGTCGCGGGCGCAGGGGTGGAGGAGTTCGCCCGCCGCGATTTGAGCCGTATGAATTTACACCGCGCGCTCGTGGCTGTAGCGGACCCTGTTGTGCGAAAGCGCCTTCGTACTCTGCTGAATGATTGCGCGCCAGGCGATATTTGGGCTTCGTCTGTGGGTCCGCATGCTGTCGTACACAGCCAGCTTGGGCAAGGCGCCATCGTTGCGCCGTTCGCCTTGGTCTCGGTCAACGTCAAGTCCGGGCGCCACCTGATCGTCAACACCCACAGCGCCATCGGGCACGACGTCATCCTGGGCGACTACGTGACGATAGCCGGCCACGTCACCATCTGCGGCCGCGCCTCTATCGGCGATGGGGTTCAGATCGGCGCGGGGGCCGTCATTCTGCCGGGGGTTCAGATCGGCGCGGGGGCCGTCGTGGGCGCGGGGGCCGTGGTCACTTCGGACGTTCCGGCAGACGTAACGGTGTTCGGCAATCCCGCGGTCAGAGTGGGAGTACGTCGTGTCTAAGCCGGCAGCGGGTTGGCTTCCCGTTTGCCACGTGTCCGAGGTGGCAGAAGTGGGCCAGTACGTGGTTCTGCCATGGGGGCCGGATGGGGGCGAGATAGCCGTTAGCCGGATGGGGCCGGTTCGATTCGACGGCTTGGTGGCGTGGGACAACCGTTGCCCCCACCGCGGGCGCAAGATTCTACCTGCGGCTTGCGGTCGTTCTGACCACGTGTGCGCGTATCACGGTCGGACGGCCCACGCTGGAAACGTTCGACACCACCCCCTGGACGTCCATTGCGATTTTGTATGGGTCAGCGTAGCAGGCGGGGCTACGGGGTGGCAGCCGGGTTGCGGCATTCTGCCCTGGTCTTCCGGCTCACCCAGGACGTGGAGCCTGCACAGCGAATTGAGGTTAGTCATGGACTGCGATTGGACTGTGGCTGTAGAGAACGCCTTGGACGCAGAGCACATAAACTCGGTACACGCCGATAGTCTGGCCCAACTCGGCCTTGCACCTGAAGCGCTGAACCGTTTGCCGGGAGGGTCTTCGTGCGAAGTGTTTACGTCCGCCAAGTCGGCTGAACTAGACCGACTTGGGCGCGCTTTGGACTTCGGCAGGTCGGTGTCTGGCGACTACCTTCATTTGCACTTGGCGCCTTTCTCCTGCTTCAGTTCCACGCGCGGTTACGCCCTGAACTTCCAACAATACTTCCCTGCCAAGGATGGAAAGACCCTGTTCATTCACAAACTGTACGGCGATCTGACCGCCAAGCCCGCGGCGCGGCGCGCCTATCTTGACAAGGTGGCGGCCATGAACAAGATGGTCTTCGAAGAAGATGCAGACATTTGTCAAGGGGTGCCTGCAGGGTACGGCAAACTGGGCCCGTCGGATCTGCGCATACAACATTTTAGGAGTTCGCTGTGAAAGAAGATCCAATCATTTTGGGCTGCTCTGCCAGCACATTCAACAACGGAGCTGTATTGCATCGTAAGGGCGAAGTGTTTTTGGTCAGTAAGTCCACCGCCAGTAAGTTGCTTGGATCGTCCCCCGCGTACTGCAACCTGACGCCCTCAGAGGTGTGCAAGGCTTTGCCCGACGGCCCCTTCTTGCCGACGGCTGTCACTACTGTCAGCCAAGGTCCTTGCCATGAATGCGCCGATCCTGACACTTTGTATCTAGGTCAGCGCTTGACGGACTGTAGTCGTTGCGGAGGCACGAAGGTTGTGCTGAAGTTGCTATGATCAAAGTGCTCGTGCCTTACATGCCTACGGCTGACCAACTGGTGCCGTATCTACGCGAAATGGACGAGTCTAAGGTGTACACCAATAACGGGCCGTTGGCTCGCCGTTTGGAAGCTCAGCTCAGTACGCAGTTGCAAATACCTTGTGTCTCCGTAGCCAACGCCACGTTAGGTTTGGAACTTGCGTTGAAGGCCTTGCCTGGTAAAGACCGCTGGGTTGTTCCTACGTCCGCTCTGACGTTCCGAGCCACCCAGTGCGCCATCGTAAACGCGGGTCTGGCGCCTGCGTATGTTGACGTGGCCCCGGACAGTTGGAGCCTGCACCCAAATGCCGTGGCGGGCAGCATTGCAGCCGCTGAGTACGCAGTCAAAGCGGTAGTGCCCGTGGCCGCTTACGGCAGGCCGCTTGTAGACCCGTCTTGGAACCGCTTCGCAGAAAAGACCGGCCTTCCCGTAGTGATTGACGCAGCCGGCTGCTTGCCAGCCTACCTGGACGGCGGTCTGTCTGATAGTTATTGCGGCCGCCTGGCCGTCGTGTTCAGCTTGCACGCCACGAAGGGGGTGGGGGCGGGCGAAGGCGGAATTGTCTGCTCGCACGACAAAGACTTGATTTCCAAGGTACGCGGGACAATCAACTTTCAAGGGTACGGAGCTACCAACGGAAAGTTGTCCGAGTACCACGCGGCCGTAGCTCTGGCGTCGTTGACGGTGGGCTTTCGTAAGGAGCGGGCCCTCAAGATGAACCAGGTAGTGCGGTGGTACCAACTGAATTGGCCGTCTTCTCTGTCAGACCGCTTCTTTGGATCGTCACTGCTGGTAGCCAAGTTGCCCGCTCGTGTAAGGTTTCAAGACGTGACAGAAGCGGCGTTGAATCGCGGCGTTGAGCTTCGCCAGTGGTACAGCCCATTTTACGACGAGGCAGCTTTGGAGCAGCTGCCCGTCGCCCGCGAGCTTCGCAATCGGCTCATAGGCTTGCCGTACCACGCTCATCTCAGCGAAGACGACGTGGCTCATGTTTGTGACACCATGAAGGAGGTGCTAAAATGAGGATTTTGGTTACAGGGGGCGCCGGCTTCATCGGCTCTCACTTCGTCTATCTAGCCCACGAGGCCGGACACGAGGTGTTCGTACTGGACGCCTTGACGTATGCTGGCAGCCGAGCGAACGTAGACATGGGCGCTTGCCAGCGGTTCTACCGGGGGCGGGTAGAGCGCGCGGGGGACGTGGCTAAGTGCCTCGCGGACTCCAAGCCTGACGCGGTGGTGCACTTGGCGGCCGAGACGCACGTGACGCGATCCATTCGCTCTCCCCGCGCCTTCATGCAAACCAACGCGCTGGGGACGTATGTACTGTTGGATCAGTGCACGCGCTACCGGGACGAGTCGGCCCCCCGTCTGCGCGTGATCAACGTGTCCACAGACGAGGTGTACGGCTCTCTGACCCCGTCAGAGCTGCCTTGGACGTCTCAAGCGCCGCACCGCCCCAACAACCCGTACGCAGCAAGCAAGGCCGCTGCGGACCACTTGGCCGGATCGTACGCCCACACTTATGAATTGGACGTGATTACTACGCACAGCTCTAACAACTACGGTCCGAGGCAACACCCCGAGAAGCTCATACCGGCGCTTATCGACAGGGCGCGCCGCGGCTTATCGATGCAAATTCACGGGGACGGCTCTCACGTCAGAGACTGGCTGCACGTAGATGACCATTGTTCTGGTCTTTTGTCGGTGTTGACGGCCCCAAGCTTGCGCCGCGGCTCCACGGTCAATTTCAGCGGCCAGTGCGAGCGTACCAACCTTCAAGTGGCCGCGTTGGTAGCCGAGAGCTTGTCGCTTAGCGCGCGCGTAGAGCTTGTGGCGGACAGGCCGGGTAACGACAAGCGTTACGCTATGACCAACGACGCGTCAGAGGTTTTGGGGTGGAAGCCGCGCAGCACGTTAGAAGACGGCATCAAAGAAACTGTGAATTGGTACATGGACAACGAAGGATACGAAGCCCATTATGGCAAATGAAAATCTCCCAGCTGGCGTGACAGTCATTCCCAACGTATCGTTGGAAGAGTTTGAAGCCAAGGTCTACTCGCGCGACTACGAAAAAGCTACCATCCTTCTTCTGCAGAACCTCCAGCGTTTGAAAGCGGGCGCGTTCTTCGTGGGGTACCAGCCCAACCACCCCAAGCTGGCGCTCATGCTCTATTCGAGGTTCTGCGCAGCCATCGTTGCGTTGATGCTGGACAAGACCAGCCCTGCACGCTTGTCCCAGCAAGGCTTTGAGTGCTTGGCGGCTGAGCATGCAATCATGGACGCGTTGTTCAGGGCCAGCGTGTTCGAGACCAGCGATCACATGCTGCCTCAGATTGCCGAAAACCCCACCGAGACTGACAGAAGCAAGCTGAAGCTTACGGACCGCCACCTTATGGCGAAGTTCTTTACTGTCTATTCGCTACGGTCCAGCTTCAAGATGAAGTTCGAAGAGGCGTTCAAGCGCAATCCGCAGAACTTCGTCGCGTTCTGGGCCGGGGCCCTGTCGCACCTTCTCACTATCAACAAGGACGCTCACGACCGCAAAGAAGAGTTGCTGGGCATGCACGGTATATTCGCCGACGTCAAGCTCAGCGACGCGACACTACCTGTACTGTCTGACGCCTACATGTACGCCAGCTACGGAACCCGCCGCGACAAGCACGCCATGAAAGCTACCGTGCACAAGATGATGGCCCGGATGTTTCAGGATCACAAGACCCCTCTGCCCAGCAGAGAGACCCTCGCCC